ATGCTTTTCCCGTGGAACCGTCAACCTTTGGTATTGCGTACAGCCGCCGAGGAACGGAATCTTGGATGAATTTGAGGAGGAGTCCAATGAAAGTCGAAGCGAGCGTAACACGGACAATTAACGAAGAGGGGAATCAGGTCCTTACCGTCGAGGGCGTCGTGCTCTCAGACACGCAGCAAGGTGTGCTTCCAGCGGGGAAGGAGTACGAGGCAACGCCAAATCACTTCGAGGTGAAGGGTGGTGCGTTGCATTTTTCCTTCAGCGTCGAAGCGCGGGAGCCCGAGGTTCCTGTCGCTGTTCCGAAACTTCCGACGGAACTCACGCCGCACGAGCAAGAGGAGGAGTTCCTGAAGCAGCAACTTGCGGATCCGAATCTTGATGCGGTGTCGAAGCAGAACATTGAAGAGAAGTTGGGAATTCCTACGACTCCGGATTCCGTGAGCGAAGGCGTCGGTGCGGAGACTCCCAAAGATGCGGCAGTATGAAGCGATGATCGTCGGCTTTGCCCTGTCCTCCTGTAAGTTGTGCAGGGGGACGGGGAGGCTTGGTTTTGAAGGGCCAAGGGAAAAGGGAATTGTGAACCCGTGCCCTTGCGTGGTGTTCTTCGAGAAGAGTACGCTATTGAAAGAAGCCGATGAACAAAAGCAACAACGAGATGGCCGTTCTCCTGAGGCACAGCAGCCACAGGGCAATCTCATACCCCAAGGACCACAAGGTCGGGATGGTGGTTCCTGAAGGCGGGAGTGACTGTGCGAAGTGCGAGTATGCGAAGGGTCAGAACTGCACCAACGTACATTTCGTGAAGTGGAATGGAAGTAGTAAAATTCCGGCGCCGTTGGACAAGTATTGTTGTGATTTCTTCGAGGCCAAATGATGCTCTGCGAAGCCGCAGTTCTCGAACCGGACCCAAGAAGCGATGGATATATCATGCGTTCCTGCGGACAGCCGGCGGTGAAGATCATGAAACTCACTGAGGGTCCACAAGCGGGGACGGAACATCCTGCGTGCAGGTTCCACTTCGAGGAAATGGCGAAGGATTTTCCGGATTGCTTCGAGATAGTAAAGGACTTCGACAATGTTGCCTAGGCCACAAATAAAGGAGAGACTCTAATTCTGCCTTCTCAATATGGTAAGTGGTCGAGCGATACTGTGGGGGGAGCGGCTGCGAATACCGGTTCTCCTTTTTCCCCCATGCCCGTCTCCGGCCGTCCCACGGCTCCCATTCTTCCCAGCCGTTCACGCCTGGCCGGCGGCGGTGCTCCCCCTCCCATGACTCCCGCTCCTCAGCCCGTGTCGCAGATGGTGAAAACGATACCAAGTTCCGTGATGGGAAGGTTGGTGTAAAGTACAATGCCTAGTTCACAATCGCAAGTACGCTGGGCTCATGCGGTGCTTGAGGGCGACGCCTCTGGGGATAAGAAATTCGCTTCGGAAGTTGTGAGTAAGATGCACGGGAGGAAGATGAGTTCACTTCCGGAGCGTAAAGGTCCGAAACTTCCATCGAGCAAGAGGAAATGACATGGCGACGCTTACTTCCCAGCAACGCAGGAATCTTCCCAAGAAATCCTTTGTGTTCCCCTCCCGCGCGCCGGCGAGTGGCAGTTATCCGATTCCGGATCGCTCCCACGCCGCGAACGCTCTGGCGCGAGTAAGCCAACACGGTTCTTCCAGCGAGAAAGCCGCCGTCCGCGCGAAGGTTCACTCGAAGTACCCCGATATGGGGAAGAAGTAATGACCTTCGATGAATGGTGGGACCTTCACCGCCGGGACATCTGCGTTTGTAACGGTACGTGTCTATGGCGTATCTTTGAGGTGAACGCAGGATGGGTGAATGAGACTGCGCGGAAGAGCCTGCTGAGTTTTTTACGAATTCAACCAAGCGACCCTATGCCACCGGAGTACGTAAATGCCCGACAATCAGCCGATGTTCAAAGCGAAGGTAACCGTGAAGCGCAAAACTCTCCCGTCCGCGCCGATTCACATTAAGCTCGACGCCGCGCAGGGGGATCCAAACGATCCGAATCGCACCGACATCCCCACCCGTCCCGGACTCAGCACCCTGAAGTCCCAGGCGCGCTCCTCGTTCGGAGCTTCCACGAAGCCTTACCGCAATCCCCGCATGTCTGCGAACACGGCGTTCAAGATGCCGAGCAGGATGAACTTCGGTGAAGACGAGGATTAGTTTCGTTCTGCCGAGCGCCAAGGGTGCGACGAAGCTGAAGGTGAAGAAACGGAGACGAGGAGGGAAGCGTGGGAATAAGAAAGTGGTTCTTTCCGTACACGGTGAGTCTGGAGGAGAGAGTAAGAGAACTCACGAAGGAAAGGGATGATTTGTTGAATCGTTTACTTCATGCGTATTCCGGATATGAACTTCGCCAACCGGTGCCGAGTTACGCGGAGGCGAACGGCTTGGGGCAGCCGGCGGCGACAAAGGCTCCTACGGGGGACGAAGTTCTCGGACGTGGCAGGAAGTCCACGATGGACCTCATGGCGGAATACGAGGAGGCGTGTTTGGCTGAGTCCCAGGGAATCGCGAATGTAACCGCGAGGGCAGAGAGACAGCGTGTTGAGGAGGAGAATCTGAAGGCTGCTGAGGAATATGAGGACAACAAGATCAAGGCACAGAAACAAGCAGCCGCAGAGAGCGGAAGGGCGGTAATGTAACGTGGGTGCTTACTCCACAATTCCCTCAACCGTCGGTAACGACAACCCGGGTGACAACACTCCCAGCCGCAGTTCACGCACGGAGGACGACATCCTGAATGGAGACTCCCAGGATGCAAAAGACCAGCCTCTACTCCCCGGACTCACGAAGGATTTGGAGAAGGAACTTATTGGGCTGGTTTCGGAATTTGAGAGGGAGAGTTATTCAACGTGGCGGTGGCAGGTTCGGGATGTGTACGAAGCGGAATCTTTCTGGAAGGACCTTCAGATAGGTTTCTTCGATGCGCGGAATGATCTTTGGAGAACGCCGTCCATCAAGCAGTTGTCGAACGTCGGGGAGAGCGGACAGCGTTTCAATTTTTTCACGAACATCTACAAAGCGTTTGGATGGGCGTTGATTAGCGTCCTCGGACAGAAGGTTCCCTCCACGCGTTTTCTTCCTCAGGATTACCGTCGCGAGAGTGATGTCATCGCTGCCCGCGCTGCGGCTGATGTCGTTCCCCTCATCTGCCGGAATAACAAGGCTCCTCTCCTGAACCTCCGTGCGATCTATTGTCTCTACACCGGAGGTATCGTCGCGTCTTATACACGTTATTTGGAAGACGGAAGCTCCTTCGGTTGGAAAGACGAGCCCGACATTCAGATGCAGAAAGTGAAGATGGCCGAGGCGGGATTCGAGTGTCCTGGGTGCCATCAGTTCACCGCCGTTGATGACGTGCATCCCGCAGAGCAGACGTTGCAGAATGGTTGTCCGAATTGCATGTCTCCCATCAATGACCTCAACTTCTCCCCTCCACAGTTCGTTGATGCTCCCGTAGTCTCCTCAGTGAAGAAAGTCCCCCGCGGGCAGGAACTCATCACTCTCCACGGAGTTCTCGAAACGCGTCTTCCTCCTTGGGTTCAGGAACAACGCGACATGCCATACCTCGGACTCGTTCACGAAGTCCACATCTCCCAACTGAAGGCGACCTATGGCGACCGCGCGAAGAATCTTCAAGGAGGCTACGGTTCTGGACCTTATGACACTTGGGATCGTTTTGCTCGTTTGGCTCTTATTGAACCTACTGTGAGTTATTATTCCACGAGCAATCAGAATCTCGTGACGTTCAAACGCTACTGGCTCCGGCCGGATGCGTTTTACATGGTTGAGAACGATACGAAGGATAAGGAGGGATTGGGGAAGAGGGATCAGTTGTTGAAGCTCTTTCCCGATGGAGCGTACATCGCGTTCGCGGATCCCACGTATCTCCTCGACGCGCGCAACGAGCGGCTGGATGACCACTGGAGAATCTGCCGGGCGATGGAGGGCGCGGGGATGTATACGCCGTCGCTGGGCTCCTCCTCCATCTCGGTCCAGAAACGCTACAACACCCTCCACAACTTCATCATGGAATGGGCAGAGTACGCGGCGGCCGGGACCGGGACGTTCGTGAATGCGAACCTCATCAACGTCCGTGCGTTGTCGAATCAGCGGAAGTCTCCGGGGAATATCTACCCCATTCGTGTGCCGGCGGGAAGCGACATCTCCCGGAACATCTACGAAGCCCGTCCGGGGGCGATTGCGAACGAGGTTTTCAAGTATGCTGATTCACTGCAGGAGTTAGGGCAGTTCATGACTTCCGCCGTTCCTACTGTCACAGGTGGGACGCAACAGTCGTTGAAACCCACGACGTACCTCGCCGACCGCGAGCAGGCTCTCGGGAGGCTCTACGTCCCTTGGTTACACCTCCGTACCTTCTGGGCGGACACCATCGGACTCGCTGTGAAGGAGTTTGCTCGCTGGCGCACGGAGGATGAACAGTATTCTGTATTTGGTCCGCGTGGGGATGCTCAGGGACTCGAAATCCGTCTCGAAGACCTGCAGGGGAACTTCGATGCGTACCCGGAGACGGACGAAGCTTTCCCCGTTCTCTGGCAACAAATGCAGGCAGCGTTCATGCAACTCATGCAGTCCGCTGACCCAAGAATTCAGGAGATTCTCGGCAGCACGGAGAATATCGCCTTTGCAAAATCCATGCTTGGGCTTCCGGATATTTATGTCCCCGGCGAGGATGACCGCATCAAGCAGAAACAGGAAATTGCTCTGTTGCTCCAAGGCGCTCCGGTTCAGACGACGAATCCTCAGACTGGCGCGATGGAACTCCTCCCCTCCGTCCCCATCGACCCCTTCGAGGACATGCACCCGATTCACATTGAAGGCGTGAAAGCCTGGGCAGTGAGTGCCGTTGGACTCCGCGCGAAGGTTGAGAATCCCAACGGCTATCACAACGTCATCGCTCACGGAGTAGCGCACGAGAAGTTCGTTATGATAGAACAAGCTCAGGCGGAAGGTGGAGCGTTGATGCAAGGAAGGCAACTTCAACCCCACGCGAAGCCCGGTGAGAAACAAGGTTCCCCGCCGGCGGTACAAGCGGGTAGTAAGGGTTCTCAGTCGCCTATTGCTCAGACGAAGCAAGGAATGTCTGATGCGACGGGTGGAGGAAGTCCCCAAGGTCCTCAAGGCTAGAGTGAGACCACGCGTCCTCTGGCTGCAAATTCAGCGTGCAAAGGTGAAAAATGTTCTCCCCCCGTAAGTTTTATTCCACTCGCGTAGTCGTAGACATGGAGACGCTCGAAATCGTTGAGCGTGACGAAATTCCCTACGAAGGCCCGTGGGCGTTGTTCGATGGCGCACCGGCGGATGTGGCACCTGCAGACACTGGGGGCGCACCGGCGGATGCTGGTGGTGGAGATGGCGGAGGGGATGGTGCTCCCGCAGATGGGGGAGGGTCAATCGATGACTGGGCGGATGAACCGCCCGCGGATGCTCCTCCCGCCGATGCTCCCACAGATGGTCAACCTGCGGAAGGGGACGAACCCCCAGCGGACGACCAACAAGTAGACCCCAACGCTCCTCCTGCTCCCGTAAAGCCCGAGGACCGTCTCGCCGCCGCACAGGACGCGACACTCAAGCAAGTTTACCGGGACAACTTCGGGAAGGTTCAGGAGATTATCAAGGCGAATCCCGCTCTCCGACCGATCTTCTTCAAAGCCGCTGAGTTCAATCAGATTTACACGACCGTCGAGGATGCAAAGCAAGCGAAGGAATGGGCGGGACAGTTGTATCAGTTTGATAACCTGTACTACTCCAGTAAACCCGAAGATACCCGTTCCTTCCTCAACGCTCTCTACGAAAACTCCAAAGAACCCGACGGTTCCGCTCCGCATTACGACCGCCTCGCCTCCACCATCGTCACCGATGCCGCATCGAACCTGGCCGTTCGCATTCAACAGGGAGATCCGACTATCACCCGTGCTTTCTCTGACCTCGGTCTCAATGGCAAGCAAGCAATGGTCGCCGTGCAAGCCGTCGCGGCGATGTTCGGGATTAAACTCAACGGCGTAAGGTTCCAAGGTGGAGGAGGGGCACCTCAGGGCGGGACCGCCCCCAAACCCGGCGAGATGTCCGAACGCGAGCAGTACCTCGCCCAGAAAGTCGCCGAAGCCAACGAGGAGATCGAACGCCTCCGTGGTGGCGCACTTGCACAGACCGAACAGAACTTCTACAATGGCATTCAGACGAGCTTTAACGACAAGCTCGCTGCGGACATCGGAAAGCGGCTCGAAGCCGCAACCGCACTGAAGACCCAGAAGCCGGGCTTCCAGAACTGGGTAAAGTCTGAAATCGTTACCCGAGTGAAGAACTCAATCCGTAACGATTCGTTTTTTGCTAACCAGATGGAAGCGGCGTCTCGATCGGGTGATCGCGGCCCGGAGCATCAACAGCAAATGCTGTCGGCGCTCGAACAGCGTGCGAGACACTATCTGCCTGACATCTATCGTGAAGTCATGGCCGAAGCTGGGATTACCATACAGCAAAAAACGAACGCGGCGAGTGCAAAAGCAGGCACTCCTCACCGCGAGCCAGCAACCGGTGGCACACCTGGACGTTTGAGCAAGCCGGGTTCGTCCAGCCCGAATGCACGCAAACCGGGAGAATCCTACGATCAGTATTCCAGTAGGGTGCTGGGAATCGAATAGTTCTCCTACGAAATTCGCTGTTATCGTGGGAAGAATGCTTGAAAGGTAAAACAAGTCAATGGCTCAAGCGACTTCCGATGTCATTGGCCTGCAACTCGAAAATGTCCGTAAAGATATTGCGGACAATAAATCCCACCATATCGGAGAAACTCTCGTAAGAGACAACTCCGAGGTAATTGGGAAAAACGCTTACCTAGCAGGACTCATCGACGGCGAAGGCTGCATTTATGCAGTTAAGCGTGGTCGGACGATTCCCGGAAGACCAGAGCGTTTTACGTACTGCCTGACGCTAGAAATAACAATGTGCTCTAAAGAGACAATCTTTTGGGTATCAGAGAATTTCGGCGGTCGGGTATGCGTTCAGAAGTCCAGAACGAATCGACCATACTACCATTGGAGAATCACGAATGATTCTGCAGTGGCTGTCTTAAAAAAGGTCTATCCGTTCATGGTGACGAAAAAGCGTCAAGCTGCTCTCGCTTTTCAATTTCGAGAAGTGATAAAGCAAAGTGCTTGGCAACGCGATTCGCACCGCAATTCGCTGCGAGATGAATTGATTCTAAGAATCCGCAGCTTGAATCAGCGATGGACAATGCCCAAAACCGTAGAGACTGCATGTGGGACACCAGAGATGGGGATGATCCAGTCCGAACTGCAAGGTGACTTGCAGAGGCCCTCGGCAACGAGCGCCGTTTAACAAATTGGATAAATTGCCCGAGTTGTTTGGCTACCCCGACTCTCTTTTCTCCAAAATCGACACCCGACGGGACGTTCTCAAAGTCTCCTCGCGTGCCTCTCGTATTCCGTTGCAGATTCGCCCTGGCGCGCGTACCGGTCAGGTGAACCTCGCCGGCGGCGCTCTTGGCCGCGGTAC